GTTCAGTATTCAGATCTGCTTTATCAAGCTTTGCAATCAATCGAGGGGTTATGGCGTTAATAACACCTGTAAACGGCATCTGGATTGCTTCGGGCAAACGGTTGTATATCCCGCGAAATGCATCCTGCGCTTTACTTGCCTGCCCACTTCGTAAATTAGCTTCAGCAAGTTCGTTGAGTTCATCTGAAGTATCTATCCGGCGTTGAGCATCATCTGTCTCATCGTAGAATCTTGCGCCCTGTCCTATTCGATCATCTGCCCTGTTACCGATTATCACCGGCTCCACGTAATCAAAAGATCCGGCTACCTGCGAAGTAGAGCGGTATCCTACTTCTGCTTCAATGGCTTCTGTTGCTGTTCTTTTTTGGTTTGGGTTAGTAGTCCCAGCGACTGCTTCACCTATGTCATCCCAAGCAGAATTAGGCAATGACATCATTTCATCTGCCATTATTCTGGCAGATTCTTGTTTTGCTTGAATTCCAGCCAGACTAAGCCCATCTTCAGGAACTTCGTGAGCAGCTCGCCAAGTTTCAAGAATCCTTGCTTTTGCGCTAACTGCTGTTTTTGGAGAATTTATAATGGCACGGGGGAGATTAATTACTGCTCCCTTCGCTGATAGTTTCGCTATCTTGGTCACAGCTTTCGCGTCGTTTACCCAACCTGCGCCTGGAATAAGGTTGAGCGGATCCAGGGCGACCTCCATCGTGCCTTTCATGTATTTAGGCAGGTCTATGTCCTTGTAGGCACGGCGAGAAGCACGGATATCGGCAGTCAGGTTACGGAAAAACCCGGTATCGTCCCACTTTTCTCCTGTCTCTTCAAAATAATACTGTTCCCGGCGTTCCTGCCATTCCTTTACATTTATTTCGCTTCCGAACATCACAATGTTTTTACCGTCATTCCCCTCCAGCCACGGCATCATCCACGATGCAAATATCTCTGACCCCTGATGTGTGGGTTGAGCGCGTCGTGCTGCTTCTGTTCCTGCCGCGAAGAACTGCCTTATCCCCGCGCCCTTTCCGGCATCAATGCGTTCCTGCATGACGTTACGGAACTGCTTGTCGAACTCCTGATCACCGGGCAGAAGCCTTGCACCGACTCCTATAGCCGTGTTTATTCCCGGCTCTATTGCGCCAAGGGCTGTTATTGCTGCATTTGAAATATTCGACCGGATACCGGGTGCAAATCCCTCTGTAAACCTGAACGGCTCTTCGCGCTCATCTTCAGGACGTACATCGATGCCCTTTACGACTGCAGGAGGAGATGGGGTTGGTTCGGGAACATATTCCTGCCCCGGCTGAACCTGCTGTGGCTGCATCGTCTGAGCGTATTGCTGGACGAGGGACTGATCTGCCGCAGCCTGCTGTGCCTCTCTCCTGGCACGGGCAACCCTGATCATCTCAGCCTGTCTTCGCAGCCTTTCCTGTTCCTGCTGCTGAAGAAACTGCTGAGTGCTTCTTTCAAACGGATTCTGTGTAATAAACGGGCTGACCATGTTAGTAGGTAAACCTGTCTCCTACTCTGGAGCCGAAACCGCCACGCCTTGTCTCTCCTCCAAACGGCGTTACTTCTCCAAGGTAATCTTCAAGGGATTTACCAGCTATTGCAGCCTTTGCCTCAACCCCACCTCTCGCGAACGGGGTTGCCTTTCGATACCCCCCGGCAGTTTGTCTCGTTTGAGGGACAGGAGCAGGTTTAGAAGTCGCCATAAGATTCTGGACAGAACCCCCTGTCATTGTCGATGAAGGTCTGGGAGAAAATCTCATATTCGCCATTTGTTTCTGCTGACCGTCCCAGCCGGAGAACGCACCTTCTGCCTCGTCACCTTGCCACGTTGAAGGAGTGCCAGTCCCGAATGAAGGTGCTGTGCTGACTGCAGGAGCAGGTCGAGGTAATGCCTGTTGCGCTCCCCAGTCAACAGCAGGGGCTGCTCCCTGTGCTGCAAAGTCCGGCTGCTGAAAGAAAGGCGACAGATACCCCTGTAAAGCCTGTTTTCCTTCTGGTCCTCCTCCGAACACCTCTGCAAACCCACCGAGTGATTGCGGTGACATCTGCAAAAGGCTTGGCATCATTGCAAGTCGCTGTTCTGCGTATCGCTGCTGGGGAGTAAGACCGCCCCTTGCCTGAAGTCCGGCTAATGCTTGCATCTGTTGTGGGGTTAAACCACCTCTTGCCTGCATCCCCGATAAAGCAAACTGATCTTCTACGCTTAACCCACCACGGGCTTGTAAGCCTGCAAGCTGCCTTTGCTCCGCGGCAGTTACCCCACCCCGGAGAATCTGGCTGATGTCATCGAGTTCACCGCCTGTTTGCAGAGCTGCAAACGGGCTGGTAATACCTGAATATGCCTGTTGCTCTGCAAGCCCTATTGCATCCTGGGATGTTCCACCGAGGCCTGCTATAGCACCGAACGGCGTACCCGTTCCGAACCTTGCGCCGGTTTCCATAGCCTCTGCGCCGCGCTGGGTGCTGAACGCCTGTAAAGCAGCCTGCGCTACTGGGGAGAGAACCTGCTGAGTTATTGCTTGACCATCCGGGCCTATGATCGTTTCGGTTGTGTAATATCGTTCAGGATCCTGGTTGAAGATATTGAGCATTTCTTTTATGCCCGTACCACCGCCCATGCCCGTACCACCGCCCATAGCAGTATTATCTTGCTCAATATCAAACGGAGTAAACTCTCCAAGTCCCGCTAAAGCAGCACGGTCAGCCTCTCGTTGAGCCTCAACAGCTTCGGCTAAAGACTGTTCACGTTGGACTTGCCCAACTCTACTCTCTCTAGCCTCTCCAGTTATAGGGTCTATTACTCGCTCTCCACCAAGGCCTTCTTCCGCAGCAAATCTTCCGGGGTCATTCTGCATTTCTTCCAAGCGCGCCCTTAGTTCAGCTTCGCGAGCTGCTGCCTGGTCTGCTTCAATCTGCGCTCGCGTCCTTGCTTCCCGTTCAGCTTCTGCAGCATCTTCCCGCTCCTGCTCCAGTCTTAGCTCCCAGGCTTTTCTTTCAGCTTCAGCCTGTGCTGCAGCACTAGCCTGCTTTTTCTGCTCCCTCTCCATAGCTGCAATAGCATCTGCAATAGATTTAGATTCATCCCCTGCAACGGCAGTCCTAAACGGATCAGCAGCCTGATTTTCAGCAACCCGCTCCCCTGTACGAGTCCCCAATTCAAATGGGGTCATAGTTCCCGGACTGGGTATTCTAGGGGTTCGTTGTCCGTATTCAGTTCCAGCAGCAACATCAATCGCCCGGAGCATCCCTGTCCTGCCTCGACCTTCGGCAACCTCTTCAGGAGAAAGTTCATCTAATCGCCAGTCTTCCCATCCGGGGTCGCTACTATCGTCGAGGATTTTATAAGGCTTTTTCTTACTCCCTGCACCTACCATACTTCTTGCAGCCTGGTACGGAATCCCATATTCCATCAACTGCTTTATAGCATCACCTTCTGCCTTGGCGACGCCCTTCCCCTTACTGACAACGATATTAATTTTTTTACCGCTCTTCTCGAAAACCGAATCATCAGCCGGGTCATAGGGAAGCCCCAGTACCGGTGCGTATCGTACCGGTACATCTAAGATCATCCGGTTATCATCGCCTATGCCAAATAATCCCATTTAAATACCTCCGAAAGGAGTCTGCGGCTGCTGACCGTAGATCGTTTTCTTAGTTCGCTTCACGGGCTGCTTTACCTCCGGGATCTCGGTGAGATCCTTGAAGCTTCCCTCGATTCGCTTGAAAAACCGTGACGCTGTATCGTCAAACTTTGTAAATGCTGTTTCCAGAGGGTGTATCGCCTTTGCCATGAATTAACCTCTTGCCCCGGGTGATATGTCTGCGCCGGGAACCCTGACGCTGCCTGTCCTTGGCCCTGATATTGCAGCAGCGGTCTGCCTCATTTCGTCCATCGACCCCGGAATAACCGGTCTGGTAGTGGTCGGTATCCCTGTTCCGGGAGCCTGCGGTCTGGTTCCTGCCTGGTTGCCCTGCTGGAAGTTACCGGCGTTTGGAAGCTGCTGCGCTCCTTGTGTATTCAGGATATTCTGTGCTGTCTCTTCGGGTGTCGGAAGCTGCGAACCCCCCTGCTGCTGTGCCGCCTCGAGGATGTTCTGTATCGTCGGGATTCGCGCTGCCGCGGCTGCCTGAAGCTGTTCCTGTATGCCCGGCGAGTTGATGAACTGCTCCTCGAGAATCTTGGAGCGGACTTCAAGCGGGTTGCTTACCCCGCCTTTTCTGAGGGCGGTGTCGAGATCGACATATCCTGCCCTCCAGAGGTTCGACCAGAGGTTGAGCCTTCGTTCCTGCTCCTCGGGGCTGACAGAGTTGATCCTCACTATGTTTACATAATGGCCTTTTATATCGGACGGCTTGATAACCGCGTCGAGAACGCCTGCCTCTGTCTTTCCGAACACCGTCACCCGGTCATCGATAACGTGTTCGACAATCCGCAGTATGATCTCGCCCTTGTCCTGCAACCCTCTTTCCATTGCCTCTTTCACGGCTCCGAAGTTGAGTGATGCGATACCTGCGAGGACTGCGGTGTGATAACCGGAGGCTGCGCCGGTGGGTCGCTGACCCCGTGCAACAGCCGGGACTGTGTTTGCCTCGATCGCCTCGTCGAGGAATTCCTTTGCGATCCCGATCTCGGAGGGGGGTCTGGGGACATCTGATATCCCGACCTGGACCTGCGGGGGCTTTACATTCTTTGCGCCGGGGGTGTCATCCCACATTGCCTGTACTTCCTCGGTAATTCCGGGAGGACCGGTGAACTCGAGGGTAGGCCATGCGGACTTGCCGACGATATCGATATAGTGGGATGCGAGCTGGCTCTGCGCCCGGAGCATGTCGAGGGAGCCGTTCAGCAGCCCCATGTACAGTGTCTCGGGTTCCGAGTTTCCGGTGTTCAGTCCCATCTGGGGCCAGTACATTATCCACGGCAGCCTGCCGTATCCGTGCCTTCGGGGTTCAAGAACCCACCTGTCATCTGCAAGATATGCGACCTGGGAGTGTGTCCAGACTTCCTGGAACGTCACGTAGCCCTTTTTAAAATTGTCCCATTCGGGGAAGTGCGCCTGTACCCACTCTGCGTCTACCTCGTATTCGTAGATCACCCATCTCGGGAGGGTTCCGTTGTTCATATCCCAGATGACGTTCTGCGGGTTTACGGCGACTGACTTTATAGGCCATGCGATAGACCGTTTTTCGATTACCTCGCGTACCTTCTCCCTGTATTCGCCTGTGGTTTCCTCGTCGTGGGGGGGTGGCTCGGGGAAGTCGCTCCATTCGTTCGCTATGAACTCGACCTTCTCCCATGCGATCCCGTAGAGTCCTGCGTGTTTCGTCAGTTCGCGGTAAACGGGACTCCTGTGTTCCACCATGTGGTGTGCGCCGGTAAGGAACTTCTCCATTGTCTCGGCA